AAAAAAACTTATATTAATAAAACACTTAATATAATGATTTCTCACTTAACACTATTTAAGAAAAGATTTTTAGCAGGAAATGATTCTTTAGAACTTTGTAAGAAAGAATATCTTACTGAAGAAGAAGCTCAAATAGTAAGGGATACAATTGTTGTTGGAAGAAAGAACAATGGTACTGTTGCTTTAGCAAGAAAGTTTGGTGTTGATATAAAAGTTATATCCGATTGTTTAAAACCTACTTAAGCTATTCTATAAATTACATTTCTATAAAATACTCTATCTATATTATTATAGCTTAGTGTTCTCCACTCACCACCTGTTGTTTTTAGATTGAATTGATTTTGAGATGCTTTTGTAGCACTACCACCAGCCTTACCACCAACGTAAGCACCTTCATCCCACCACATTAAATGAGTTGAACGATGTGGAGGTTTACCACTACCATCAGCAGAACCTTCGGTTTGCCAACTGATGTTCATCTTATGAGTTCTACTGCTAGTTCTTAATAAATCTAAGAATTGTCCTACTGAAATAGTTCTTTCGGTTCTTTCTTGAAATTGAACTAACTTTTTATATGCAGTATTATTGTTCATATTAATCTAATAATGCTGGTGCTATACTACCACTAGCTGCTTGCCCCGGATAGCTTGATGCTACTGATGGCTGTGCTTCTAATTCTTCTTTGTGATAAAGGTACTCACTATCTTCAGTATGTGTTTCACCAGTCATCAAACGGCCATCAGGTCCTTTATGCGTAGGTCCTTCCCACAACTCACCATCAGCTGTGTAATGTGGTACACCTTCTTTTAATTGTAATGAGTTTTCTTCTAATAATCCTAATTCTCTTAATTTATTTCTACTCCAACTTAGTGCGGATTTACCACCCCATAATAGGAATGATATTGTACCACATGCAGATGTATCTGATGGGTCATAATATACTTCAGCTCTACTTAGGTAGGAATACATTCTCTTAATTGTTTCCACACTTATCGGGCGTTTTTGAGCGAGCTGCTGAGCACGTACCTTACCAACAGGTGTGGCACATTTATTACCATTCTTCTCATTAAGTTCTATACCTCTCTTTGCGTTATTTGCTACACCATCACCATAATCAGAATAAGATTCCATTTCCACCTTTTTCTTTGTCTTATAGCGATTATCTCTCTTAATCAATGCTCTTATCTCAGAAAGTATTAGAAGCGCTTCTTGCTCCTCTAAATCAATCAGGATAGAATCTACTGCGGATTGTTCTACTAAATTATGTCCGAAAAGGCCTTCTATCGAGAACCCCTTGACCTCTCCTGTCTTTACATAGTTCTCCCATATATCGTCATTATCCACGCGAAAAACACCAGCCCAGCTACCAACTGGAAGATTAAGGCCATATAAACGTGATTTATCTTTTTCACGTGACTCAACAATCCAAGATTCCACAAGGTGTACTCCATTAATTTTTTTATCATGCTCTAATGTTGCTTTATCTGTATATTTCTTTTGGAGATACATTTGAGATAATCTTTGTATTGTTTCAGGTTTAAAGAAAACATAATAAGGTACACCAGCACCATCTATACGAAGAATCTTCTTGTCAGGGATTAGAATAGGGCCCATCAACAATCTTTTTTCTTCGTTTACTGCTGCGAATTGTACTTTCTCTTTATCAAAAAATACGAAGTTAGATTCTATTGCGGGTGTCTCCACGAGACTTATCGCAAAAACCTCATCTATATTCTCATCTTCTATTACGAGCTCAAATATCTGATTATTTTTTATTTCCATATTACTTTAACAATTTATTATCCATTTGTACCACCACTAAACGTTGCTGCTCTAGTTGTACGGCGGTCTAAAGCTTGCTGGGATGTCACATCTCCGCTAATGACGTAGGCTCTAATGGGTCTATTTTGTGCAGCACCAATTGTTTGTGCTATTTGTGCACCAGGTGTTGCTTGTCCTTGCGTACCAACAATTTGTGGAATACCAGTTTGTGCTCCAGTATTTACACCAGGTACAGTTGGTGCTGCTCCTGCTGATTTAGGTAGATTTGCTCCACCACCGCTTGCAGGTGCTCCACTATCCGATGATTTAATTTGTTGTATTGCTTTTATACCAGCTGCTACTGATGATGCTATACTCAATGCTGCTGTTGCAGTGTTGATAGCAACCCAAGGTAAACCACCGGTCAATGGTGATGCTGCAACTGCTTTCGCATTTGCAATACCCGTGTTTACAATTATCTTGCCAATTGCCGCTGCCTGTTCTACAATAACACCCGCTATTGCTAGCTTTTTGTTCTTACCAGCAATCTCTTTTAAGAATGAACCAAATCCACTTGCTAAATCTAAGTAAGCAGTTTGTAATTCTGCTTTAGCTTCCAACTCAGCCATATCAATCTGCTTACGTTCTTCTGCAGCTTGTCTTACAATTTGTGTACGTTGTGCTTCAGTTAGACCGGCTTGAGAAAGTAATTGTGCTTCTTTCTCATCTATGATTGCTCTCCTTCTATCAAATGATGTACCTAATGCTTCAGCCTCTTGGTCTAATAACATTAATTGTTCATCCAATGTCTGAGTTCTTGCATCTCTACGTGCTTGCTCAGCATCAATTACTATTTGAGTTCTTTGTGCTTCAGTAAGTGCTGTATCTGAAAGAAGTAATTGTTCTCTCTCATTTATAAGTTGTAACTTCTTATCTAAGTTATCAGCTTCGTTTTGTAATAGTTGTTTGTATGAGTTTTCATTAGCAAGAACTTTATCATCTAATCCTTTCTTAAACTCATCGTATTCTTTATCCCTTTTTTCTTTTGCTTTATCTGCTGCTTCTTTATCAAACTTTTCATTAATTGCAGCAACATCTTTATTGTATGCTTCTAATACTGCAGTTCTATCAGTTATACCTGCTTTATCTAATGCAGCAATATCTTCATTAAGTTTCTGACCTCTTTTATATATCTCTTGGTCTCTTGCTTCTAATCCACTTAAATAAGCTTCAGTAAGTACTTTATTTGCACTCTCTAAATCTTTTAATCTTTGTTCTTCAAGCTTTTTAGCTTCTTCTCTTGCTTTCTCTGCTCTTTCTTTTCTCTTAGCTGCTGCTTCTTCTGCTGCTTTCTTCTCAGCTTCAGTTAATCTCTTTGTACCATCAGTAAATGCTTTAGAACCAGCTTCAAATCCAGTCTGAACACTATCTACAACGGTAGTACCAATACCACTAGCAGTTGTTTTTACATTATCTACAAAATCACTTACACCTTTCTTTACAGTTTCACCAACTTGTGTTACACCTTCTTTAATGAGGTCTAAATCAAATGTGAATACACCTTTAAGAACTTTACCTGCACCCTGAGCAACACCAATAAGAGTTTTGAAATAGTTTACTAAATTGTTTATAATAAATCCACCTAATTCTTTCGCAACACCAAATACTGCTTTGAATGTACCTGCTAATACTCCCATTGTTGTTGAGAGTACTTTCATTACAGTTTCATTTTCTAATAAACCAGTTAACAAATCTGCAAGAGCCATAGCAACAGGCTCAATTACTGCAAATACACCATTCATTATCTTTTCAAATGCTTCGGTGATTTTATTTAATTTAGCTTGTCCTTCTTCGGTTCTACTAAGTGATTCCTTAAATGCAGCAATAGCACCAATGATAAGAGTTACAGCTCCTAATGCTAATTTGAACCCAGTACTGAATTTATTTAAGCCTTCATTAAATCCTTTAATAGCTCCACCCACTTGTCCGATAGGACCTGGTAATGATGCTAATTGGTCATCAAACTGACCTGCTTGGAAATTAACTTTGTCCTGAGCATCATTAAGTTCATCTAATTTCTTTCTTAATTTTTCAAATTCAGCAGAACCTTCTTGTCCACTATCTGCTAATGCTTGCAATTGGACAGTAGTTTCTCTAATCTGCGATTTAAGTGATTTAAATTTACCACCTGTACCTTCAGCTTCGTTACCTAACTGACCAACTTGGTCACCACCTTTAACTTCGGTTTCTACTACTACATTATATGTGGTTGTATTATCGGCCATGCCACATTCGTTTTAATAATTGTTTAACTTGCTTCCAAGTGTATGGAATCTTACGGCTACCTTTTGCAAAATCAATTCTTTTACTTTCACCATAAAAATCACCACTTGCTAATATATTGATTATATCTTTAATCATACTATTATAACATTTAACTATTCACATTTAACGAACCCTCTAATATCGGGCCTAAAAGTTGTATATTACACTCACCTGTGGATAGATTGTAATCATTTATAGCACGAAGGTGATAATCATTTCCTCTAAAATTCACAATATCATTTAGCTCCATTTCAATATAATCTGCCAATGGAATAATTGCTGATGCGTTTAATAATCTAGTTCTTGGATTATAAAGAAGTGTAACATAATCTTCCCAATACTCTGAATAAAGAGATTGTAAAGGTGCCGAACCATATACAGGCTGCTCATTATAAAATAATAATGATTTAGAGCCTGTTGTAGGGAATGAGCCTGTTACAACATTATAATTGTCAAAATATGGAAATTCATTAACAGAAGGCTTTACTAATGTTTTTGGATTTGTATTATTTTGAAATCCTTGTAAATAATACCTTTCAGAACCAACTTGTCCATTGTAATATAATAAGCGTGGTTGTACTCTTGACGGTGAATAGTTCTGGTCAGAGATATAAGTTGGAATATATATTGGTATTTTTTGTTCTAATAATACTGGCATATTTTATTTTATTTTATACTAAGTTACCTCCTATACAAATATCTACAAAACTTACTACAAATCCATCATCATCAATTTGTGCAATATAATTAGTTCCGCTTTGACCAGGTACCTCCCATTTGTAATAATAGTTTCCACCAACAAAACCAACAGTTAATGATGTATCTGAATAGAAACGAACAATTCCTAATGGTCCATTCTCTGCTGAATAGACAGGGAATAAGAAAGCATTAGTATCAGAACATGCTGTTGATGGATTACCATAGGCATTTGAGATATTATATGTGTAATATACAGCAGGTGGTGGTGTAGGAGCAGCTCCTGCAACTGAACCAGATACGCCTGTATTAGCTATTTGTAATAATTGTGTAGATGATACTGATGTTTTTACATTATATGTTCCTTGTGAGAAAAAGTTCTCTTGGTCTATAAAGTATTGTTTTCCAAATTCTCTATTTGCTTCCTTACTAAATTGTTGTGAAATATAATCTTGGTCTAATGTATCACCAAAATTTAATTCATTTACAGCAAGGTTATTAGCTGGAATAATTTCTATCTTATCATCTAAATTAATATATTTGTTGAAATCCCATCTTCTACCTCTATTGTACCAATTGTTAAAAGGTTCTACTATAAACTCATTTCTTACAGTTTTAGATGGATATATTACAAGATTAAATTTCTTTTGTATAGAAGTTAAGAAATCAATTTTCTTAATTCCATTTGTACCGAATGGCATATTAGAAGGAATATCCATCACCCAACCATCTCCTAATTGTGCTACCTTAGTAACTTCTAAAAAGGATTTGATTTGATTATCAGGTTCCATAGTAACAGTTACTGAACCATTACCTTCTGATGTTTGCAACCATTTAAATTTAAACTCATATGAGCCTGAATTTAGTAATGGTGTATTAAACTTTTGTCCTATTTCTACCTTTTGAACCTTTGTACCATCAGTATTATTATATGTTTGTAATTCAGTAAAATAATCATTAATAATATTTGTATCAATTGTTGTAGAAACAGATGTATCTTTATTTACAATAGAAAATGTAAAATTTGGTACTTTACCCAATCCACCAGCATTACCACTACCACTTATTTCAACATTTAAATTAATATTACCTCTAAGAGAAGATGAGTATTCTAATGCATATGTTAAATCACCACCCATCTGTCCGCCAGGGTTTTTTTGCACATTAAACCAAGGGAATGTATAGGTAGTACCTAAAGATGGTTGCCAATTTGTTTGATTAGAGCCTGAGAATGGTGCTATACGAAATAATCCATACACTTCTAAATTTTCTTCAGCAAATATTGGGTATCTTAATTGACGATTGCAAAGTAAATATATATCATCCAATCCACCATCATTTATCCACGAAGATGAATAGGTATAATTTGTTTCATTAAAGATTGCATCCCAAACTATCTTTGCTTTTATAGCAGGTTTAAAATCTTGCACACATAAACCATCACCTTCAGCATCAATTCCAAACTCAGGTGTGTCTGGGTTAAATTCTATTCGTTGTCCATACTCTGCTAGAGGATAAACTATATCGTAATTGAAAAGAGAACCTGTCCAACTACCTGTAATATTTTGTATTGAACCTGTATGATTGTATGTTGATAAGGAAGTTAAGTCAGTTAAGAAAGTTCTATTAATCTCACGAGCAAAAGAGGAAACAGCTCCGAATATGGTAACTTCATAGGAATCAATAAATTTATTTGCATAAATGTTTACTTTATTTAGTTGAAGATAACCTTGAGCTAAATAAATTCCACCAAAATCTAAGTAACAAGGTACTTTAACATTAGTTGCGAAAGTGTCTGGAGACTGTATAGAAATATCATAAACATGCTCAAAAAAATCATTATTCTTTTTCGATCCAGGTAACGTAATCTGGCGCGTAAAATCGGCAGGAATAACACCCAAATCAAAAAGGCCTGTAACATTGTCTGATAATAGAATATCTTCATCTTTAAATAGGTCTAAGATGGTATCGTTTGCAACTAGCTGAAATTCTATTCCTTGCGTTGATAATATTCCCATTAGAGTATAAGTTTATATCCTTGTCCGAAATCAAAATCAAATGCGTATTGAATTACTTTATCAACTACTCCAGTTTTAAATGTAACTGATTCGGTGTTTATAGTAATAGGTAAAAGGTCAGTTGAACTCTTTACCCAATATATTTCTTCTGATACTAATAGTTGTTTAAATATCTCATTATATGATTCAGGTACCCAATCAGTATTTACGCTGATTGCTTGTTTAGAATCTACAATGTAATTTAAATTAGAACTATCGTATTGTGTATATGAAAGACTTGTACCTGTCCACGTTCCTAATTGTGGTTGGTAACTTCTCTTTTCAGTAGAGAACGATTGACGATTCACCATATAGAATGAGAACCAATCAAATTGTCCGTATCTATTCTTCCATTTTAAACGTATGTTTGGATACTTTTGTTTACAAACTACCTCAAAATTGATAGGCGTCCCTAATGCGGTACTTCCTGAGTAAGCTTGGATAGAATAGTTGTCTGATGAAGTGCTAATCGGGAAGCCACTCTCCTGAGGTGCCTGTGGGTAGTATTGTACTTGCTCTGAAGATGAGATGCTTCCACTTAAAGTGAATGTTCCATTACCTAAAGAGCCGGAATAAACAATTTTAGTTGGTACACTACCACCAGTTGTTCCAACATAAACACTTCCCAATCCTATATCTTCCCCTAATACTGATTGAGATACAGGTCCATCTGTCATCAAAGGCCAATGTATAGATTTAGATGCAATTTGCTGTCCAATTGGTTCATCAAATATTGCATATCCATCTAATGCTTTATATACTTCAGATTTTATATGCGAACCTGTAACTGCTACTGAGCCTGAATTGTATCTAAAATATCCATCAACCGCAAAATATTTTACATTTGATGGTACACCCTGTGCTGAGCCTGAAAGTGTTGAATTAAGAATTCTACCTACATCAAATATACCAACACGGCTTACGTTTGGATATTTTACCATTGTGTATTGAGCCACCGAACCTGAATTGTTTGGTGTACCTGTCCAATAGTATAGGTCTAAATAGTATTGAAAAGATGAGGATAGTACAACATCACCACTCTCAGATAATGTAAATATCGTAGGTGATTGTACTAACGAACACGTTGCTGGTGTTTGGTTGTATGATAGAGCCATCTAAAATCTTTTATTATTTTAACCTTTTTAGAAGGAAAAGTATTTGATGGCTATTTTTTAGAGAATGCTTTTAGTTCTACATCAAGTTCCTTAGCCAATTCTTCTACCCTTTTTTCTATTTGTGATTGAACATAAGAATCAATCATCATTTGAAGTTCTACATCATTTGCAGCAACTTCCGAATATCTTCTTGGTCCGTATTTGGCTGATGTTCCCTTTCCTTCATGTACAAAATAACCATATTCTGCGCCAGGTGGTGCATAATTTAATGCTAACACAACCTTCCCTTCAGAATTTTCTTTTAACATTTTACTTACATCATTGTAATTTCTTACAGTTCTTTCCAAATTACCTGTTATGTAAGCTCTTTTAAAATACTGACCATTGGTCATATAAACTGCTGCTAAATCAGCGTATTTAAAAGCAATATCTTTGAGTGTTGGAGTAGTAGCCATTAGCAATCAGTTTGTACACCTTTAATATCCAATGCAGTACCCAATAGATTAGGGAATAAACAAATATCTTGCTGATTGAATACTTCTAAATCAAATGTACAAACCCAACCTGCTAAAGCATTTGGAAATTCGTTCTTAAATGGTACAGCTCTTGGTTCAGTAATAATATCCAAAGCTTCAGTACCTCTTTGTGTAAATGAAATTAAATCATTTAGAATTGATAGTGTGTTAGCATGTATGTCAACCGTATCATCAGTTCCAAAAAAAGGAATTGATTGAGAGTTTGAACTACCAAGACTTTCATCATTTTTTAGTTTAACTTTGTCAGCAATAGTAATTTGTATTGTAAAATGTAATACTTTTTCTTGGAATCTAGCGTTTGTAACTAGCACATTACCAATAGGATATTGTGGAAATTCCTCACTATCTAATTCAAAATCGTTACCATAAGTTACTCTCTGAATAGATGGATGATTACTCATTATTGTTTTAAAGTAATTAATTACATTATAATATAAAACGTAATTAGTACCTAAGTTATTTACTATTGTTGCTCCCATATTATTATAAGTTTATTCCACCAAAATAAGCATTACCCATATCAGGATAAATTTGTGTTTGATTACCAACTGATTGATAGTATTGTGGTATTTGATTAGAATATGATATTAAATAGTTCTGCATTCTTGTTGCGTAGTAATCAGCATTGTTCATAGCTTTTTGAAGAAGATAATCTACTTCATTCTTAGTTACTGATTTAGCTGTTTCAGTTTCATGCTTTACCGCACCTTCAGATTTAAATTGAACTCCACTAAAAGGAAGATATTCAACGCAAGCGTACCAAATTAATGTAGGCTTGATATGGTCTTTCATTAGGTCTTGATAATAAGAATCTAATTGATTGAACGTACCAGCTTCAATTCTAGCTTGTAGAAAATCAAAAAGTACAGTACCTAATAAGTTTAATATGTACTTATCTTGCGCTGTTCTTACAAAATTTAATAACCTATCCGCATCAATAGAACCCTGTAATGGAGTGTTCTTTATAATATCGTTGCGTGTTATGAATAGTGCGTATGCCATATCTTATAATGATTTATATGTTTCAAAGTTTTTACTAAAATTAGGATTACTTCTACTATAATCAGCTAATGTTTCAGTTTCTATGTTTTCATCAACTGCTGATGGATTTTCTTCTATCTCAGCAGGATTTTCAGCTTGTTCGTTAATTTCTTCTTCAACTTGCTCAGTTGTTTGTCCTGTTTCTTCTGCGGTTTGAGAAAGAATTACCAATGGTGTAACTTGCTCAAAGTACAATTGTGAATCAGGGTATCCACCTTTATCAAATGCTTCAGCTAAGAAATTTATGATAAGAGATTGGAAAGGTATAATAGTCATTGTTTGAAGAATTGAATAAGCTGTTTTCATTTCTTCTGATTGAGAACTAAATCCGTTAGCTACAGTTCTGATACCTAACAATAATGGAGAAGTAATTCTATGTCCAACTAAGATTCTATCCTGTGCGTATTCTGCTACATATCTTGTCTTCTCATGCAGATTATCAGTTTGAATTACATCAATAGTTGGTTTTCTTTCTGGGTCATCGTTAAATGTTACAATGAAACGGCCAGCGTTTCTAGTTCCTGTAAATTTAGCTTCAATCAAATCTTCAATTGTATCTCTTTCTTCAGGAGCTGGAATACCATTGTTCATATTCAACATTACAACAGGTAAAAAACCATTCTCAATGTTGTTTAGATGTAAGTTAGATAATTCAGCCTCTACAAAAGAGAATTGTAAAGCAGGAATCCAATCAGGCAATGCGTAATAGTATTTGCCTGGCGAATAGTTTTTAATCCATAGGATTTCCATTTTATCTGACGAAGTACCGAACGCAGGTATTTTTTTCTTATATCTCTGTGCTTTATGGTCACTCCAATCTGTGCAATAATAGAAGTTTTCAATTTTCGGTTTATCATATAGTTTCTCCGCTCTAAAGTTTTGTATTGGTGAATGATACATTTTAATTATCTTAGTATGAGAATCATCCCAATACACTTGCAATGCTGCATTACCAAATAATTTTAAATCAAATGATACTCTTTTTATTTCTTCTTGCGGAAGTATCTTACCCAATGTTTCAGCAAAGCCTTCATTCTTTGTAAATAAACCCTTACCATATATCATATCAGCAATACCTTCTATACAAGCTGCATTTGTTGTTGAATTGTTGTATGCATCAATTACATTCTGAAAGAAATCATCAGGTCCAATAATACCAACAGGCACCCATTGATAGCGTGTTTTGGTATCTTCAGTAATTACTGGGATTTCTTGCTGAGCTAGATTTACAACCGATAAATTTTGATTTAACTTCATATTATTCTAAAATTATATATTCATTATCCGTTACGTTACTTATATAAACATTTTCTAATGGAATTTGATTATCATAAGATGACTTATTAACTGATTGTGATGTAAATACTGCTACTGCACCATGCCATATAGAGCAAGTAGTATCGTTTATATAGGCTCTATACTGCGTTCCTACACTAGCACTTACCAAAGTAGATATCTGCGATCCTGTGAAAGATAATTCGCTCTCATAAGGGTCATAGGTATAGTTTGATAAAGATGCTGAGTAATTTTGTAGAGTTGTCATATCTTGCAAATACATTGTAAGATTAGAACTACCCGTTGGTTGAACTCTAAATGTCCAAATATTACTACCTGATGATATAAATGTTAGCATGATGTATTTAGCTTGTATTTATCTTTTTATTTTAACAATTTTCACAACAATAATAGTGATTAGCATAAAAAAAGGGTGACTTTATAGCCACCCTTAATTATTTTCTTCTATACTGAATAGATTAGCTTCCTTTTACAATAGTTGGAGGATTTGTTACCGCTCCAAATGGAGAACCATATGTTGAACCAGATACGAAAGGTGCTGGGAACTGCTCTTGTCCAGTGAAAGTCACGGAGTAACCGTAAAGGTCTCCCAATGCTGCACCGGTCTGAATAGTACCACCTGTTACATCTGCTCCCTCTCTTTGTCCCACCAATAGAGTATCACCTGCCATTGTGTGGATAAAGATTTGAGGTCTACCATAAGCCATCAACTTTAATTGTGTAGTCATTTCGTTAGTAAGTTTCTTCAAGTTAAGAACTAATTCTTGAGAGAAGAAAGTTGTACCATTATCACGAGATGAGTTTACAGTTTCAGTATAGCTAGAATTTCCTTTAAGGTCATACTCATAAACTGTTAAGCCAGTTGGAAGTGATTCTAAAAGAGCATCACCATTTGAAGTTGATGAAGCTGCACCAAAAGAACCAGTATAGTTGCAGAAATAAACTGCTGCTATACCACCAACCGAGTCTTTACAAGGTTCAAGTCTACCTGCTGATAAATTACAAGACATACGTTTTAGTTTTTTAAGTTAATTTTTTTGTTTTCTAACATATTAAGAGTGAGAGAGGGAATTACACCCTCTCATTATTCACTCAAATATATTAATAATTCTTATGGATAGCGATGTCAGAACCGATACCATATTGAGTACCAGCTGTGTATCTCATAATGATTCTGTAGTTTTGAGAACCATCTAAGTTAGCCATATCCAATACTCTTACTTCGTTATGGTCACTCAA